CAGGAATTTACGAACAAATCACGGGCTTCTTAGGCCGTGTTTTGGTCGTGGTGGTCGTGTGTGGTTTGCGGGATCGAGTGGAACGGGATTTGGTGGACCTTGTGCTAACGGCTGGACTGGCCGGTCGCTGGTCAGGCTGGGCGGGTGCTTCGGCTTCTTGCTGGGTCGGCTCGTTGGGGGTGGGGTCCGGATTGAAGACCTCTCCGTCAACGACGACTGGCACTTTAGGCTTTGCTCTTGCGGGCTCTGCACAAAGTGGAGCTTTAAGGATGTCCTCTCTGCTCTCGGTGCCAGCCAACCATTCTCCAAAAACTTGTCTGTCGAACTCAGGGAACATGCACTCCAGCTCATAGTCCATCCATCCGTCAGCATTGACATTTGGATATTGCGAGCTGGCTGGAAACTTGGACCAAAATGGTGCGAGTCCCAGTGCGTTGAGTTCGATCCCAACAGGTGAAAATAGGACCGCGCGTTGACACAGTTCACCCAGAACGGGTGTGTTGGCGTCGGTGGCGCAGTATGCCAGAGCTTTCTCCGTGAGTTTTGCGACAGCTGCAACCCCTTCAGGTAGGCGCACCGTCGTGTGGAACTTGGAGATTTGTCTCTTGACATCAGACATACTATCAGTACATCCTTGCCAGACAGTTGGTGAATAGTAGCGAGCCAGGAAGTTGACCCCTCGCTGCCCGCGCTCCACAATGGACGCCTCGATCGTGAGTCCAACAGCAGTAGAGGCCCACTGGTGGTCCGCCACTGAGAGGTCAGCATCGAGACCGTCGTCACCGTTGTGTATACCGATGGACGCGAAAGCGCGTTCAGGGGTGTATCGTGCCCCGGTGGCGGGGTCAACGGCGTGGCGGTAGGCGAGGTAGGCCGTAAAGACGGCGCGAAGGGTTTGGAAGCAGCTTGTCGCTGGACAGCCTGAACCGTGGCTTGATTCCTGCGCGAACGTGGTACCCTCGGGGAGGTACCCTGTGTTGTCCGCGTTTCTTTTAAGCAATTCATTCAATTCGCCCGTGGGATCATGAAAGGCCTTCATCATGATCGCACGATCAATGGACCGCAAAAACCTCGAGATCGTACCATCCATGCGATGGTAGTCAGAAATGTTGACGAAGCGTTGTGCTCCTTCACATATTTCGGCCACTCGTGTGGCAATCTCAATCGGGGTTTTCCCGGGTCCGTACCAACTAAACTTCTTCAGGTGTTGTGACAGGGCCATTGCATATTGGGACATTGTCAACTTATCCGCATGGTTATAAGTCGAAATGTTCCGCGGATCCTTAACGTCCTGGTATGCCTCTTTCTTAATAAAACATTTCAGGATTGCGGGATACTTTGGGCCTGCAACAAACGCGGAAGCGATTGAAGCTTGCTGGGATGGGCGTGTCTGATGGTTTTTGATGTCATCGACACTGAATGGTTGGAGAACTTCTTCTCCGATGACGAGCTTGACGAACTCATCAACGCAGCTGTCTCGAAACACTGAGGGTTTGGGCTCAGGGCGTTTCAAGTCATCAATCCTACCTTTTACGCACTGCTGCTCACTGGCGATGCCCTGTGAAGGGGCAAAAGCGGCGTGCACAAGAGGTGACATGAAGGGCGTCATGGTGGATTTCAATTCTTGGTTGTAAACCTCGGGTTTAAACTGGTACGATCTCACTCCAATGGACACGGGATAAACCGTAGGAGATTTCTTCGGTACCACCGAACGATGGAAAAGTGTCAACAAAGCGGCGTCCATCTTGTCACCTTTGGGTAACCAGGACGCCGTCGTTGGCATTTGCAAGTTCGTCGTACCTAACGCCGCGGCGATCCGGATACCTGCGTCGACAGTCGCAGGCACCACGGCGGACGCCATCGTGTCAGGAATTCCCGTCGCGACAAATAAGCCTTCGGATGTATGGACATCAAACCTGACGAACTTGTCTCCTTTCGTACCAGTTACGATCGGATCAAAACGCTTGATGGTCTTACCGCCAATCAGGAAGTAAGCCAAAATCGCACCAATGAAGGTGAACCGCTTTATCGGCGTCAACAGAACCAACTGTCGATTGACAGCGACCTGTTTGCGCTCGATTGCGTACGTTATGAACGTTGGGACTAAACG